GAGAACCACCAGTCTTTTTCAGTGAAACCTTTTCCTTGAAATCAGCAGATGCGATATCAGTTTTAGGTGTTTTATCCTTTGCACCTTCAGCTGTCCATATAGGACCTAATGAAACTTTACCAACAGAGCCTCCACGGCCAGTTTGAACCATGCGGTTTGTTTTTAAAGCCTTATTAAAGTTTTCTGCAATTTTAAGAGCATTATCCTGATACATGTCCCAATATTTGAGAGCAACTTCTGTTGTTTCTGCATCTGTATCTTGATTATTGATTTCGTTATAAGCATATACAATGAGGTCTTCCCATTCACTTGCTTTAGGAGGTGCACCGGCAGCTGGTAAATGTGTGAAATTACCTGATTTTGCCGAATCGGTATTACCTGTTATTTTAAGTATTTTGCCATCAGGTGCCTTAAGTGTTTTAACATAAGAACCTTCCTGTGGTCCAACCTCTACTGATTTAGGATTATCAGCGACAACTTCAAATACGTCGCCTTTGCCATAACCTAGAGCCTTGAGCTCTTTAAAGCCGTTACCTTTAAAAATAAACTTATGGCCAACCACATAATCAGGTTTAAGGATTGAGCCTTCTGAAATATAAGAACGAAATCGTTTCATAAACACCCTTTGAATGCTAAAAATTTTAGTATACTAGTACTATTCTATTTATAAAGCTAGACTATTATCTAAAGTCTACGGCGTCTGTAAATACGTTTTTAGATTTTCGTCTGCTTAATCTTTGACCAATATCGGTCTTGTCAAATACTGGACCATCATCAACTTGAATCTTTTTTCCTGATTGCTGACCACCTCCAGGACCATCTAGATTAATATTTGATTGTGCTGATTCCTCTAGTTCATAGATTTTCATTTTTGCACGTTCAATACCAACAAGGAACCTACGATAATAACTGATATCGCCCCAGCGATTTTTCAATTGTTTAATCATCAATTGGTTCATTTCATCAAGATATTCAGAACTGACCAAACCAAAGATAGCATCAGCAGTATGAGTAATACCCATTGATTCCGAAGTATTTGTTAAGTCCACATCTGAATTACCATAACCATCACGGTTGAACTGAGATGATGTGACAATTGCACAATTATATTCCATGGCCAAACCACGCACTTCCTCAGCAATAGATTTTACCAATGTATAACTGTTTGCTGCGGCCGCGCCTTTTACACGAGATGAAGCACAGATGTTTAAATAGTCCAAATAGATAACATCAGGCTCAAAGCCTTTTTTCATTCGTAGTTCATTTAATAAGTGGCGAAAGTGACCAGAGTGTACACTGCCAGTTGGGAATTCTTTAATTACAAGTTTGCCAGGCGTTTTGGTTTTGTATCTTGACATTCTCTTGTCATACACATCACGAGGAATTTCTGTGACCTCGTCAAGTGTAATATCCATAATGTTAGCATCGATACGTCTACCAATCTCTTCCTCAGCCATTTCCATAGTAATATACAGAACATTTTTACCATACATCAGATGATTTGCTGCCATGTGACATTTGACCAATGATTTACCACCACCAGTTGTCGCCAATAACACAGTCATAGATTTACGAGGTAGTCCGCCTTTTGTGATTTTATTGAATATATCAATGTCGAATGGAATACGCTCTTCCTTTCTGTGGTAATGTTCATAACGATCATCATAATCAACAAGGAAGTCGTGACCAACAGATTGGTCAAAACTGATACCTAAGGAATCTGATAAGAGTTTAGGGATTTCACCTTTACCGATTGCAGTATCTTGACCATCTAGAATATTAATAGACCTACGAATAGCATTATAAAGGTCCTTATCCTGACAGAATTTCTCTGTTTCAGATAATAGGAATTCATCATTGGTAGATTTATCTAATTCTAGACTGTCAATTAACTCAGATGTTTGAGAATATAAATCCTCATTTAAATCTGAACGGTGGTCGAGAGCAATACGCAAAGCCTCTTTTGAAGGAGGCTCTTTGTATTTTTCAACATAATCAGATGCAGTAGAATATAGCTTTCGATAAGCAATATCATCAAAATAATCTTCCTTTAAATAGGGAAATACCTTACGGCTGTATTCCTCATTCAGTATCAGGTTCGATAATATCGTCTTCTCTAGCACTTTCTTCCTCCACCATAGTTAGTTTATATTTGCGTTCTACAAATTCGTTGAATTTTTTATCTGCAATAAGTCCTTCGAAGAACTCATCATCAGCTTCAATATCTTTTGCTCTGCGTTTTGAACCCAGGATTTCACCTGTTTTCGTATCCACCACATTATACCATCCTTGCGTGGCCGTTGTCAACCACCCGCCTTCAAGAGCGAGTTCAAATAGACTTGACCATTTTTGGATTCCAGAGTCATATAAGACTTTGAATGGTAGTTTTGCTTTCTCTTTTACATATCTTGATTTTTCAATGTTGATAGTAAATTTAAATCCAGCAAGGTCCTTTCCATCTTTTTCCTGTGCTTTGGAAATGATGAAAATTTGGTTAGCTGAATAATAGATACCAGTACCACCTGATACAATATTTTTAGGAAATAAACCAATTTCCTTATAAGTGTGGTTTACAGCAATACATGGAATGTCTTTGCCAGTAAGTTTAGGTGTGACAATACGGAACAATGATTTTAATTGTTTCGCACGAGACATGTCTGCAACAGATTTCTCATTTTCAGCATCCTCAACCTCTTTACGAGATGCAAGGTTACCGATTGAGTCAATCATTACAAATACACGGTCGCCTTTGTCAACCTCATTTAACCTTTTGGTGATGTCAAATTTTAATTGTTCAACATCCTCAATAGGAATGTGTACGACACGGTCAATGTCGATATTATAACTCTCCAAATACTCGGGAGTGATACCATATTCTGAATCATATAGTAGTGCAACACCGTCCTTATATTTGTTGAGATAGGCCTTCATACAATAAAGACCGAGTAGGGTTTTAAAACTCTTAGATTCACCCGCAACAACAGTCAGCCCAGGAATTAAACCACCATCAAGAGAGCCACTGAATGCAATATTTACAATCGGTAGTTCTGTTTTGATAGGATCTTTTTCTTGGAAGAATGCTGATTTGGATAGAACATTAGAGGTTTTTACTGACCCTGCTTTGAGCATTTTATCAAGTAAACTCATGATGATTCTCCAGTTAATATAGAATGTAGTTTGTCTGCAAAAGCGTCCAGTTTTGCATAACGGTCAGGCCAATAGATATAGTCCTTTTCAGGATTTGCCTTAAGGTTATTTAATAATGGCGTAATTGCATCATATAAAAGTTGAGCCTTTGCAGCATTCTGTTCAGCAGATACCGAAGCAGTTTCTGCAACTTCTCTTGTTTCCTGTACTACTGATAATTCGTCCTCGGTCATAGCTGTAAAGCCAAAATCGAAGTCGAGTACAGTTTCCGGTTTTATAGACATAATTTCTCCTTAAAGGTGGCTCGGTGGCCCGAGCTGTACACGTAACTTAATCGCAAGCTCTTTTGAAGGCCACCTAACCTATATACCAAATTAGCTTCTGGCAAGTTCTTTGAAGATTGATAAATCGTCATCATCATCAGCACTGACACTATTCGTTTCAGCAACTGGTGCACTTGGTTCTGGTGTAGATTGAGATAAATTACTCAAATCTAAATCATCAGAAGATGTTTCACTTGTTTCAAAGCTTGATGTAGCAACCTGTTCAGTTGTATCAGCAGACAAATCCAATACTCTATAGAGTTTTGTTTTCAAATCAGCATAAGACTTGAAGTTCTTTTCACTAACCATCTCTTGTAGAGAATGTTCCTCACTCCAAATTTTTTCCAATTCAGCATCATCACTTGATAGTGGTTCAGCAGGATCGAATTCAGATTTGTCATAGTTAGGATAGCCTTCAAACTGACGAATTTTCAGTCTAAAGTTTGCGCCTTCCCACATGTCAAATGGGTTGACAGGAGTTTCGTCTTCGAAAGAAGGATTCATTAAATCATTTAACTTGTCAAAGATTTTCTTACCGAATTGGTACATGAATACTTTGCCTTCGTTTTCAGGATTACCTGAATCTTTTACGATATAGACGTTAGCAATATACTTCAGCCTGCGCTTCTGTTTTCTTGCTTGTTCCTTATCAGCCTCAATACCTGAATTCCATAACTTGGAATTGTATTCAGAAACAGGGTCGTCCTGTCCTAAAGTGGTTAGAGAGTTTTCGATATACCAAAGACCTGTTGGTCCTTGGAAGCCGTGGTCCCATAACCTTACAAAAGGCATTTCCTCACCAGATGGTGCAGGTAGAAAACGAATCACTGCAAAGCCATTTCCAGCTTTATCACGAGTCGGTTTCCAAAATTTCCCTTCGTTGGGGTCTTGGTAAGACGGTTTTGAGATTTTCTCAAGTTGAGAGTTCAACTTTTCGAGAGTTTTTGTTCTGTTCTTTTTAAGAGCAGAAAAGTCATTAAGTGCCATAATAGTTTCTCCTTTTATATAGCGTTATATTGCGTAGTATTGCGATTAGAAGAAGTATTCGCGAACAATGTTCTTGAACCTCTTTTCATCATATGCCAAGAAAGGTTTATATTTCTTGACAAGTCTTATTATATCATAAGCTACAATTTTGTCAACCACTTTTTCGTTCCAATACGAAAAAATATTTGCAGAATGTGCCAAGATGGTCAACGTTTCCAATGATATCTGTTTTTGCAAATACCTTGACATAATATAAGGGTGTTGCCCATCATATGATATAAAATTTTGTTGGTAGTCCTCATTGAGTTTTCCCAACTCACTTTTAAAATTGTAGCCCAAGGCTTCAATTTTTTTCTTCCATAATATATATCTTTCTTCCGACTCCTCGTCCAACAATTCTCGGACCCAGATGTCGGGTTTGACTAATATATTAGCAAGAATTAAGTTCTTGTAATCTTCTCTTTTTGCAAGTTTAGCGAAACTGTAAGCGTCATTCCTTGAAATAAAAGTATCAAAGTTTGCTCTTACCTTTCCGTTATACTTGAAATAGTCATAGTTTTTTGTAGTAAAATGTCTGCGGATTGCCAGGAATGTGACATACGCCTCGAATGATTTATCACTTGCAATGGTCTGTGATATCTGGTTCATTATCGGATTCTACCATTCTCAAATCTACTGCCTCAGTTCGTATTTTCTCCTTTAATATAGAAGATTTTTTTACAATCTGTGCAATCGTTTCAATTTCAATGCCATGTTTCTCAGAATAATCCACTAAAGCATCAATATAAGGGACACCTTTGGATATGTGCCTACTTATTTCATGATGAATTTTATCTGGTGTTAGCGTCACTACCCCCATTTTATCTTTTTCCTCTACTTTTGCTTTTTTCATAATTTTCCTGATGAATGTGTGTATTATAACACGTTGTAAGAGGTTTGTCAACCGTTTTGTTTTGGTTTTGTATAATTCGTAGTATTACCTAGGAATTGGATACATTATAACAGGTTGTAGTGGTAATGTCAACCAATTTCTTCAAATAATACATTTTCAACATATTGGTCCTTACGCTCTTCAGAAATCCCCATTGCAAGGATTGAGCCGTGGAGCATTTTGTTCATCTTCTGATTAATGCAATATTTGTTTTGTGCGTCAGTTGTATCAATGTCTTTATTGTTTGTGTAGACCTGACTGAGGCTATCCAAATAGAATGATTGAAGCTTTATTGCAGTGTCACATAATTGGTCCAATTCTTCACCAACCTTTACTGTACCAGCTGCCATCATATCAGTTGAAAATATTTCCTGAGCCCAAGGTGGTAATTCTCGTTCACGTTTCCAACTTAAATCCTTAACTGTATTATGAAAATACTTTTGATAGTCCTTTGTCACAACACCATCATGTATTTTACTATAATCACAGAAAACACCACTGACCTTAGTTGGAGTTGCTACTATATCTAATCCAAAAATCGGTAAATCAATATGTGTATGTGGAAATACATTAATATGCATCAGCCACATTTTATTCTTTCCAACCGGTTCAATGGTTTTTAAATGTGCCTTTCTGATATGATTTGATTCCCAGAACCAATCTGACCAACCTTCCAAATCTGCTATGTGTTTGGGGTTATCAATCCGGGTAAGTGTTTTATCAAACGACGATACAAGATCTTTTGCCAGGTCTCGCAACCTATCAAATAATTCCGATTCAATCATTATTCGCCCTCTATTATATTAAGAAAATTACGCAAATTAATCCTACCCACCATAACCAGTGAGCAGATTTAATTTCTTCTATTATTTTTTTTATCACTATTCGTAATCTTCTAAATCTAAAAATCCATTTGCCTGAGCAAGTAATGTAGCCTCTGATGGGTAATCTTCTGGATTTTCCTGATATCGTTCCATTAGTTCAGTAAATAATCTTTCTGCATATTCAAAACATATTTTTGCTTCGTCAGCCATACCATCGTGCAATAGTTCTCTTACACCTTTAATCAATCCTGGTCTATCCTCAAATTCATACATCAGCCCTTGACCGGGAACATTTTTCTTAATTATTTGTCCGCCGTGAGCGTCACCAAAGTGTCGTACATATAAATGAGCTATGAGTGCGTCGTTATTATCATCTTCCAATAGCGTTTGGATATGATGATTATACTCCGTTGTAGATTGTAGATTTTCCTCTATTTCGTCCAGGTTAAAAACATTTTCTAGTTCTTGTAAATCATCTTCCATTAATGTTGAACGAAAGATTGGTTCAAGTTCCATAGGTACACTTACAGCAGATTCCAGAACCATATAATTCTGTAATTGTGCATGTAAATATTCTTGATATAACTTTGGACTTATGGTTCCAGACATGAGCATGTCTGCAAATTCTGTTCTTTCAGCACTGTCGTGATGTGCTCTGGTTAATTCTTTTAAATTATTTGACATTCATTCACCTCGTTGAGTCATTAAAAAATCAGTTGTATACTGACTTATTTATAAATAATAGCAGGATATAATTATAAAAAGGAAAGACTGACATGTTTACTTTTATATTAAAAATACTCAAAACTATCTTTTTAAAATTAGCCACAACAGGAGCGTTAAGCTTCATGCAACCTTGGTTATTAAAGGTTGACAAATGGGCTGAGGAGAAGTTAGGCATTGATATTATTAAACAAGACAAAAAGTTTCATGAAAAATTCCCTCTAGTTTCAGAGCGTATTGCTAGATTAGAGCGTGATTCTCACCCTCCTGTGGCGCCTGGTGGCACGACCGAGTTAAAAGAGATGATTGCCGAGATAGAGAATCGTATCAAAAAACTAGAGAAAAAATGATAGAGTTAACAGATGCAGCAATATCTAAAGCGATTGAGAGAACGACAGCTCCGAGCCGAGATACTATCAGACTCGGTATTACTGGGGGTGGCTGTGCTGGTTTCGAGTATATTATTGGTTATGCCGATAATCATAGCAATAAAGATACTATTTTAGACTACGGAAAATTTAAAATAGCTATTGACGATGATTCGATTCCATACTTAGAAGGCTCTACTCTTGATTGGGTACAGGAAGGATTAAATGAATATTTTAAAATCATTAATCCTAAAGAGATATCAAGTTGTGGCTGTGGCGTATCAGTAAATTTTAAGGTTTAAAAGAATGATTGACGGTGTAATATTGGTGGCTTTGCTAGTTCCAGCCTTTGTGGCGATAGCAAGCTTTATGTTTGGTAACGAAGGAACGAAAGGGATTACAAATCCCTATGTCACTAAAAGGGGTGTTCGTCACACCGCAAAGAGAAGTAGAACTGACTATATTGTTTAGTTCTACATAATAGGAGAAACTATATGTTAAATTTCGATTTAATTAAGGGATACTGGTCTTTAGGAAAAGATTGGGTATTGGCTAGACTTGGTGAAAGAACATCTTTAGATGGTGGAGTATTAGTAGCTATCTGTGGTGGATATCTTTTACTTGGTGGATTAATCGACCTTGTCGCATGGGGTGGTCTACTCTACGGTGCATGGACACTTTGGAAATCCGAGGTAAAATAAAATGGCAGAAACAGAGAATGAAGTAAAGTCAAGCGGATACCATCCAGCTGACACAAACGGTGACGGAAAAGTTACAAAAGCAGAGCATGATATGTATCTTGAGTTTAAAAGAAAAGAACTTGAAGATGCTGATGCGATGCGTGATGCTCAGCGCCAAATGGCATGGTTTTCACTATATGGAATGTTAGCATATCCTGTCTTAGTAATAGGCTCTAATGTAGTCGGTTATGAAAAGGCAGCTGATATCTTAGGCGATATGGCAGGAGTATATTTTATTGCTGTTGCTGGTATTGTTGCTGCATTCTTTGGTGCTCAGGCTATGACTAAAAAATAAACAAGGATATTGTTTTGAGAGGGGACGGGAAGTCCCCTTTTTTTATTTCTCTACTGAATGTAGTGTTTCGATTTTGACAGTGTCGTGATAATCACCATCTGAAAAATCTCTTATTGCAGTTTCCTTATACAGATAGCCATTTTGTACTTTATAAGAAACAATTTCCTTTCTAAATACACCTTCCATTTTATCCAAAGATGTTTTAAATGGTCCAGCGTTTAATGGTCCAAAAGGTTTTGTTGCCTCGTCAATTAATTTTTGCTTCGTAGGTGTTAAGGTTTCTACGTTGTGTCCTTTATAATTCATAATATATTACTCGTAATGTGCAAAGCCGTTGACAATACTTTTCGTATAACCGGCGTTTCGCATTTGTTCTTCCAAATACTCATCTCGTTCAAAATCAGAGATAAGGTCCCAACCAAATTCTGACGAACCTGGATTATCTGCCAACCATTGCTGTTTGGCTAATTCAATACATTCCAAAACAGGAACTTCTTCGTCCTGTCTATCTGGTGTTAAAATTTGTACATCAAGTCCGCTCGATGTTGTGATTATATTTTGTGGTTCCATTGGAGTCGTTGTTGCTGACTCAGGGATTCCATCAGGCCATTCTTCACTCATAATCCTAATGCTCCATAATTTACTTTATAATAACCATTGTCGCCTTTTGTTACAGCCTCTGGCATATATTCTAAAACTTCCTGTGCGATAACACCAGTAGTCGGACCTAAATTTAAACCGTCCTTCCATCTCCAAGTGTATATGTTATGGCCAGATTGCTTACCAATATGTTTAATATTTTCCTTAAGTCTATAATCAGAATTTATTTGCCAGTAGTAAGGTAAGACTGTTCTATAACCACTTACATTATTGTGACATTGGAAAAAATAAAAGCGTCTACCACCAAACCATCGCATTACATTACTCGTTGACCAAACGCCAGAGAATTGTGATGGATAACTTGCAGATGTACTATTACCATAATAATACATATCGTCTGATATAGGCCTACCATAATCTGTGCTTCCGCGCTGATTTGGAGTTGGGTTAAAACGAATATACCAACCACGAGAATAGAACCAAAACTGAATGCGTTCAGAACCTGGACCTGGCAAAAATACCGGCCTGCCTCTTACTCTATAAGTGTCAGCTGAACCAGTCATTGCGCCCCATGCCCAAGAACCATCTCGGTTTCTCCAATTACCTGCGGCAGCAAAGCCTCCGTAGTATGTTCCTACATCATTGTAATTTAATGGGTTACTTGCTCTACTTGATGGCATTATCCTACCTTAAAATCTATTATTTTATCATAATATTTAGGTGAGTCAATATCTACCACAGTCTGTTGGGTAATTGTCAGCGTTAATGTATCTGTATAATCTACAGGTTGTTCGTTGACAAGGATATAGGTATCACCATCATTAGGTATGTCTGAAATCGTCACTACAGTGTTTGCTGGCACTGTAATTAAGTCATAATCGTTTAATATAACCGGATTTGGCTCTTCTGGTATATCGCCTCTACCGATTCTCACAACATCACCAGTTTCTGGGTCTGTAATCCCAGGTATCTCTACCTCTGAAAAGAAATCCATTTCAGTATGTGGGTGTGAATATGTTAAGGCGACCTGTGTCTTATCAATCGCTGTATTAGATGAAGCGTCATACCATTTGCTTTCTGGTGTTGTGAACTCTCCATTTTCTACATAGACAACTGTAAGTCCATTATTGGCTGTATAGCCAAGCTCGATTTCATTAGCGTCATCGTCTCCTTCTAGTGGAGCAATGATACGACCCGAAGCTGTATTTGCAATAAAATAGTTCATACGACTATTTATTAGTCAATCAGTAATTGTATTAAACCAGAGTTCCAGTTTTCAACTACATCTTTTGCATACGATTGACTTTTTCCTGGTAATTCTCTTGTCTGTACCAATTTATTATCTTCAAATAAATCAACGACAAACATAGAGTCAGGTCCATTTGAACCAGATTCATTATTACCTTGAACTTGAACTTTTCTTATTTCTGCTTTTCTCATTTTTTACTCCTGAATTGATTCAGTTATCATTTGTATTGTACATGGATAGAGGCTTCGATTTGTAAAAGCAACAGGATATATCCCATCACCTTTACTAATAAAGCTGGAGTTTGCAAATGTCTTAAATTGTAAAGCAGTTGCATAAGGCATATCCCAGCACCTATTAAAGAAATGTACATCAACTTTTTTCTTTTGATTTAAAGTTAATTGCAATACTTCTCTATCCTCAAACCATCTCCATGTTCTTATTGTATTGACATTAATACTTCTTACTTCGATATCTTTCTTAGTAATTTTAATGCCATGTTCTGAATAACCGATGACATCGTCATCAGCACTGCACTCATTTGCCAAAAACATTAACGATAAGATTCCTATTATTATGTAGAATGGAGAGAAATTAATATGAAAGTTTTTATCCATTGCTCTCTGCAGCTGTAAAGACAATATTTGCTTTACCGAGTTTATTTCTTCTGTCCATTTCTACTTTAATTTTTCTTTTATCTTTGCGTTTTGTATTCGAAGCATTATATTTGTCAATTAAAGCCCCATTGGAATATGTCTTGATGTAATCATGAGTATATTCAAATGAAGGCCTTGCTGCTCCTCTTACTGTTTTTCTCACACTTTTTCCTAATTTTACTGGCATTTAGTCCTCCTTTATTTTACCTATAATATCAATAATCCTGTCTGCTTCTGGGTCATTTAACCAACCATAGATACCAGGGTCAGCTCTTCTATAATCTGAGAGCACTTCCAATACTTCCTTGTATGGTGGGTCTACGAAATCTTTTGTGTCTTTGTCAATAATGGCCAATTCCCATAACTTATCCTTCCAGCCATAAGAGCCAGTAAAACGAACTAGAGAAATAATATAACCAGTATCAAGGTGAAACTCTTTGCGTTCACCATCATGCCAAGGTTGTGATTTAGGCCACTTAGCCACCTAACACTTCCCAACCTTCCACTGTTGAAAGTCTAAATGAACGCCATGCATCTTTGTCTAACGCCCAAGCTACAAAATGGTCACTATCTGGTGTCATACTATTCACCTTAATAGACACATTATTTGCTTTTAACACGGCCTCGTTAAGCGTACAAGGCATGACACGAATCTCATCAGTGTCAATTTTACGAAAGGTGACTGTAACAGTTCCTTTCTTTAATGCTTCCATCAGTTTTGTTTTTTCATTAATATTCATAATCAATCCTTAAGTTGGCCTCCTCTGAGAGATTCGAACTCCCGACTTCCTGGTTCGTAGCCAGGTACTCTATCCAGCTGAGTTAAGAGGAGAAGTAAATCATTGTGTATATTATAACAGGTTGCTCCAAAAAGTCAACCACCAATTTCCATGGTCGCGGACGATACCAATACACAGTACCACAAATGCGACTCCATTTAATAGAATCAGCGCTCTATCTTCCCATAGTAGAGAAACCCATAACCAAAGGCCAATACCGCAAGCACTAAAATATAAATCCAATAAATGGAATTCAGACCCGGCTGACCTAAAAATAATTGCTGATAATACTAAAACAGATGCTGCCCATTTTACATACCAGTCAATTTTTCTTTCACCTTTCTCAGAGCGTATCATTTAATTTAACTCTTCCTTTGTCAAAATATTGTCTGTTGGAATGTCAACAATATAACCATCAATACGACGAATTAATGTTTTACCATCTTGAATTCGTTCCTCAGTTCCGATTACTTCTAATTCGACACCTTCTTTTGTCTGATGTCTGTATGTGTATTTAATTCTCATTTCTGTCATTGTGATAACCTCTCCCTTGTGTCTTCCCAACCGGATACTTTATGAACTGTTCCTAGATTGGATAGACGAATTGTTTCTGCTAGTGGAAAATCATTCCCACCGTATTCACATTTGTCGCCAAAGAAATCCATTTCTGTATAACCTGCATCTAGCAAATCCTGGACGACTTGTCCTTTGTTTTTCCCTTTTGGGTATATATCAATACTGATTTGCCCACCGAGTGTACAAGTCAGTTCTGTGAATTGTCTCATAATTCGGTCAGCAATTTTTTGTCTTTCCTTTGTGCGTTTATCCCACTCATAATATTCAAGTCTTTGTTCACGAGAACAAGCACGACCGATAGTGCTTAAATTACACATACCAGTTCTAAATTCTACATGATTCCCTGTTTTAAGTGGATATGTACTACGATTGATTTCGTTTTGTAGAAAATGTTTAAAATCATAATCAACTTTAAAATCATTTTTCTTTACCATTCGGCCATTCTGCCAAAGTTCATTACCATTACATTGATATGAACCTTTACAAGCCTCATACGCGGCCATACCTATCTGTTCAACCGTTTTAG